GTCGAGGAGTTGAACTTCGGCGGCGAGATGGTGGAGTTTGTGATCTCGACCGCATCCGAAAAGGCAGGGATTATAGTTCCCGTCAAGCCGATCAGTGCATCGCGGGGCAAGATGATCCGAGCTGAGCCGATCGCAGCCTTGTACGAACAAGAGCGCGTCCATCATGTGGGGCAATTCGCGAAACTTGAATCGCAAATGACATCATTTGTCCCTTGCGATGACAACTTGCCGAAGAAGGAAAAGGGAAAGCGGGCGAAGAAGTCATCCCCCGACCGGATGGACGCGCTCGTATGGGCTATCACTGAACTGGCAATGAAACACCCGGTCACCCTAGGCGAAGGTCCTATTACCTCAGGCGACCGTCGTGCTACAAGTAAACCAGAGTCCGCTATGGACGATGAAGAGGAAGACGACCCATGGCGCTAGTAACCTCGTATTCCGCCCTCGACGTTAGTGGTACGGGCGTCGCCCCTGACGACGATTCGCCGCCTACGTCGCTTGTCCCGACGGTCGAGCTTCCCGTCTACGGCGTCCGTCCCGTCGATCGCAAGTGGTGGATCGACCAGTTCATGGCCGAGATGGACATGGGGCAGTTTTCCAACGCCGGCAGGCTTGGCGATGCGATGCGCCGGGACGGCCGATACGTTGGCGCACTCGAACAGCGCATGGCCGGACTGTTTGGCGCCCCACTCGAGTTGACGCCCTCCCGTTTCGGCCTCGGCGAAGAGGATGACGACAACCCGAAGGCGGTAGAGATTCGAGACGAGATCAAACAGAACTGGGAGAAGATGTTTCCCAGGACCGAGCTCGAAGAGCTTCACTTCTACGGCATCATGCAGGGCATCGGCATCGCTGAGAAGATTTGGGACACTAGCACGAAGCCGTGGACGTTCAAGATCAAGCCGCGTCACCCGCAGTTCTACCTGTGGCTATGGCAGACCGGTAACTACCACTTGATCACGCTGAACCGTACGCTGGTTCGCGTTCCTGAGCGGTCTACGCAGTTCATCAACTACACGCCATACGGGTACAACCGCGCGTTCTTGAACGGTCGCATTCGGTCGCTGGTTGACGCATGGATGATCCGAGGGTGGGGCAAATCGGACTGGCCGCATTACAACGAGATGTACGGGAAGATGATCAAGAAAGCCATCGTCCCGCAACAGGCTGACGCGAAACAGGAGAAGGAGTTCGTTGCCGCCATCTCCAAGATGAGCAACAACACCACGATCAAAGTCCGCCAGGACGCCGATGGGAACAAGTACGATGTCGAACTGCTAGAGGCGAAGTCTACCGGCTGGAAGACGTTTCCCGAGTTGATGGCATGGGCCGACTCCGAGATTAGCAATGTCCTGCTCGGGCAGTCCATGAGTACGGACGGCGTAGGCGGTCTCGGCGCTCAGGAGAAGCCCGGCGAGGCGGTCAGGAGCGATATCAAGGCAGCCGACAATGCCAAGCTGTGCGAGGCGCTGTACACGCAGGCGCTGCGGGAATACTGTGAGTTCAACTACGGCAACGCCGACCTTGCGCCGCGTCCGAACTACCAGGTTGAACCGGAAGAGGACGAGTCAAAGGCGGCTGCGACTGACCTTGCTACGGGACAGGCGTTAGTGGCCTTCCAGACCTCCACGGCACCGATCAACGTGCGGGCGTACCTCGAGGAGCGCGGTTACCCGCTCTTGAGCGAGGAAGAGGAGTCGGCGATGAAGCAGGAAGCCGCCGACAAGGAAGCCGCAGACACGCAGGCGCAGCGCGAACACGACCTGGCATTGACCGCAGCGAAGGGCGGCGCCGACAGCGGACCGCCAAAGGCTAAGGCGCTGCACATGGTGGCCGAGTCGCTCAAGAACTTCGCGCTTGCTGGAGCTGCGGTTGATACGCCTGCCATCCTGGACGAACACGGGATCAAGCATGTCGACAGCGAGGATTGATCGCGTCCGACCCGTCACGAAGCTGAAGGCTATCAGGAACACCGCCCGAACTCGTAGGCGTGCCCCACGGCACCCGGTCAAGCCCGAGCGGCGGCTACGCAAGGCAGTCCGCACGTTGTTCCGTGACTACCATTCCCGCCTCGTGTACCTGCTCATGCAGGCGGTCAGACACCCGGTTAGGGCGCTCAAGGACGGCAACCTGCACGTCAAAAGCGCGCTCAAGTCGGCGGCTGAGTACGGCGTGTACCTGCTCAACACGTCGACGTTCAACGCGGAGGTCAAGGGCTCTGCCGGCGACATCGCCATGTCAGCACGCAAGCAGACCAGCGCGGCACTCAAGAAACCAGTTGACACCGACCTCGGCAATCAAGAGGAGTCGCTCTTTGACGCCACGGTCCGCAAGTCGAAAGAGCAGATGGACCTATCCATTCAGCGCGCCGAGGACGTTTACGACATATGGGACGAACTCCCCGAGGACGCCGAGGACTTCGAAGATGAGGACGCGCTAGAGGAACGGCTAAACGACGGGCTGTCAGGCGTCGAGGGAGGCGCCCTAGCCGCAGCATCGATGTACTACGCGTGGACGTTCGGGCAGATGATCCAAGAGGCGCAGACGGACGCGGGAGTGTCCGAGTATGTATGGCTGTCCATGCGCGACTCGCACACGCGACCGGAGCACGAGGCGCTCGATGGTGAGATCGCGTCCTGGGATGACCCGCCGTTGAAAGCAGAAGACTCCAGTATAGGAAAAGACTGTCATGCCGGGGAAGACGCAAATTGCCGATGTGTCGCCAGTCCTATCGATCCCGAGGAAGGGCTAGACAACAAACAGCAGGACCGCGTTAGGAACTAGGAATCGCATAGCCTCATCACCGACGCGCATGCTTCCTCGCACATGTGCCGAAATGAAGTTGCACTTGTAGGGTCGCATTCGTTCTCTAGTTCGTATAGTTTTCCGTTCTTACGAATAGCAATGCTGATCTTGCATCGGTTAGAAGTTCCAAACCCTAAAGCAACAGCTTCTTCGTCGGTAAGTTCTTTCCCGTTGTCGTCAGTGTACTTGTTCATGTGTCACCCAATCTTTGCAAGAGGTCTACCGTTCGGGCTCACCAACATCGAAAACTCTCGCTTCGGCAACTCGGGAATGTCCAGGCCTTGGATCATGGCAATCCCCTGCGCCGGGCTTAGTCCGACATGCTGACACGCCATGCCGAAGGCCACGCCGAGACCGGAGAAGATCTCTCTCCCGTCCCATCCTTCCTCGTGCGCCTCTTCGCCAATCTCCTCGAGGTACTTGTGAATCAGTTTTGCGACGTGCTGTGCCCGTGCCTGCATGTCGCTAGTAGCGGTTCGTAGGCGTGCGCTCACTGCATTTCTCCGTTCATTCCAAGTCCCTCCATGAGAAGAGAACGAATCACCTCAGACATCGAGATTGACGACCCTGGTCTCTGCTGTTGCCGTTTCTTCATTTCGTCCTGGATCAGGTCGTATAGCGTTTCCGGCACCGAAACATGCACAGACAGGTAATTACCAAGGCGATTCGGTCGACCCATATAACCCCCGTAATGCGACCATGAATACGCATTTCGTAGACGTCAATGACAAAATAGGGATTTAAGTCGTTTTGTTCTCCACGTTGGTAACTACCAACTTGGCCCCGCGTTCACCTAGTCGCCTCGTTTACGCTCTCCCCGGGCAGGGCGAGACGCCGTGCGAGTTTCGGATCTTCGCGTTCGGCAAGACCGACACCGAGAACGGCGCCTATTCGTTCGATCAAGAGTCCGCCGATGTTTGCATGGACGCCTTTAAGACCTACGGCAACCGGCTGACCATCGATTACGAGCACCAGGCGCTGAACGACCCGCCTACCGGACCCGCACCGGCTGCCGCGTCCTTCGTTCCCGAGATGCGTGCGGACGGGCTGTGGGCAACGGATGTGCGGTGGACCGAGCGCGCTTCCTCGATGCTGAAGGCGAAAGAGTACCTCTACTACTCGCCCGCATTCCTGCACGACGACGACGGCCGTCCTACGCGCCTGCTGAACGTCGCGCTAACGAACCTTCCTGCAACGCGGAATATGACGCCCCTCGTCGCCGCCAAGTTCACTCAGGAGACCACAATGAAGACCGTTCTTACCGCCTTGTCGCTCAAGGAGTCGGCGAGCGAAGCCGAGGCGCTTAGCGCCGTTACTCGGATCTCCGATGACCGGCGCCAGCTTCTCACCGTGACCGGCAAGGACAGCGTTGCAGAGGCGCTCGGCGTGGTTGCCGCGTGGAAACAGAGCGCAGACGAGGTCGAGACCCTTCGCGCCAGCGTCCTGAAGGCGGCGAAGGAGCAGTCTGATAAGGATTTCGACGCTGAGATCTCGACCGCGAAGAAGTCCGGTTTTCTCGCCGCGTCCGATGAGCACAAGCGGAACAAGCAGGCGCTCTCGTACAAGGGCAAGGATGACCAGTTGGTTGCGCTGCGCGGGTTCATTGGCGCGCTCGACCCGCTGATTCCGGGCGCTCCAGTCGCTTCGAAGGTCGCCGCGTCTGAGCCGTCTACCGGCGAGACCTCGGTGACGCTGACCGCCGAGGAGAAGCGCATCGCCAACAAGATGGGCCTCAAGCACGAGGACGTCCTCAAGAACAAGGTGCGCCGGTTGGAACTGGCGAAGCAGCCGAAGGCGATTGTCGCCGACGACGATGATGACGACAAGGACGCGGCGTAAGCCGAGGAGATAACGACAATGGGTGCTCTTTCTTCGCCAGGCCGCGTTACCAAGGAATACGCCCCGCTTACCGTCATTCGATCGTACCCGATGGATGCCACCGCCCAGATCTGGGAGGGTGGCATTGTCGCGCTGGACAACACCGGCTATGCGGTGCCCGGTTCGACCTCGACCACGCTGCTTGCGGTCGGAGTTGCCCAAGAGTCCAAGCTCGCCGGCTCGGTCGACGGCGACACGCAGATCTTGGTTCACACCGGCGTGTTCTTTCTGAACGTCGATACCGCGTTCTCGCAGACGAACGTCGGCAGCCTCTGCTACATCGTGGATGACCAGACGGTCTCGATGACGGCGACCAGCCGCTCGATCGCTGGCACCGTTGCCGCGGTCGATACCGGTGGAGCCTGGGTCGCGATTGGTCTCGAGGCGGCGATTGATAACACCACGCTGACCGCGCAGATCGCATCATACGCGTCGACCTCGACCCCTGGCGGCGCCAGCCTGATCGGCGTCTTCGATACCGCGACTCTGTATAGCGCTGCGGACGTCGAGGCGGCTCTCGCCGAGGTCATGAAGAAGGCGAACGCTGGCCTGGCAGCGCCCGCGGTTTTTTCTGTCTATATGTCGAGTCTCGCAAGTGCCACTCCGTTTACGTTCCTTCCGGGAGTTGCCGGAAAGATCGCAGCGGTTGACGCCTTTATGAGGAAAGTATCTACGACCTCGGCCAGCGTTACTCTTCAGGCATATATCTCTGCACAGGCCGTGACGGGCGGAGTCCTGACCCTTAATAGCACTGCCTGTTCGACTCTTGGGGCTCGAATCACCGGATCCGCGGTCTCTTCGGCTAATAGCTTCACAGCAACTCAGTTGATCACGCTCAAGCCAACCGTCACCACGGCTTTTACCGAAGGTGAGATGGAAATTCTCGTCTTCTTCGCGTCGGCGTAAAGGGAGAAACAGACCATGGCCGCTCCTCTTCGTTCTAGCGTTCTTGATCCGTTCTTCCTGAACCTCGACACCATGTACCAGCAGGGGTACATGGAAGGCGAGTCCACTTATGAACAGTGGGCTCAGACCGTCACCAGCACCGGGAAAAGCACCGTCCACGGCTGGATGGACAAGTTCCCGAAGCTTCGGGAATGGGTCGGTCCTCGAGTTGTCGAGACCATCGTTGCTCAGGTCTACAGCCTGACTAACAAGAAGTTCGAGTTGACCGTCGGCGTGAGCCGAACGGACATCGAGGACGACTTGCTGAATCTGTATGCGCCAACCGCGCAGATGATGGGCATGCAGGCGAAGGAGTGGCCGGATGATCAGATGACGCCGGTACTCGAGGCGGGTCCCACGTCGCTGACCTTCGACGGCGCTGACTTCTTCTCGCAGTCGCACCCGATTGATACCGCTGGCGAGACCACGACCAGCACGCAGTCGAACCTCTACACCACGAACGCCTTCGGTGCGGCGAACCTCGCGACCGCTCGCGCGAATATGCGCAACCTGAAGGGTCGCGATAACAAGCCGCTCGGCATGAACCTCAAGGCGGTCATGGTTCCGCCCGCGCTCGAGCAGGCGGCGCTTCAGCTTGCGAATACCGAGTACATCGTCGCTGCCTTCGGCGCCAACGCAGCGACCGGTAGTCAGACCAACGTGTTGAAGGGGAGTTTCACCCCCATCGTCAACGCGAAGCTGACCAGCGCGACCACCTGGTACGGGTTCGACAACCGGTGGCCGATGAAGGCGCTTATCTGGCAGCTCCGCATCGCTCCTGACTTCACGCTGAAGGTCTCACCCGAGTCGGAGAACGTGTTCAACGACGATCAGTACCTCATGGGCGTTCGCGCTCGTGGCGTCGGTGGATACGGTCTCTGGTTTATGGCGTGTCAGAACACCGCGTAGCATGCGGATTATCGCCAAAGGTATCGCCGTAAAGCCATTCCTTTGGAAGTTTCAAAGGCGATGGGACTACGGCGTTGAGACCGAGATTGACGTGACCCCCGAGGAGTTCGAGGCAATCAAGCTCGATCCCCGTATCTCGGTGTCGCCGGCAATCGAGGTCTCGCCGGATGATCAGCCTTCGCAGGAGAAGCGTCGGCCCGGTCGCCCGCGCAAGGAATCATAAGTCATGAGCCGGGCGACGCTCACCCAGCTAAAGCAGCTAGGATTGGACTCGTACGCCATCAATCAGGTGTCGGACGTAGACAAGCAAGAGGCGCTCGATTCGGCGTCCGCTCGCATTGACAGCGCCGTCGCTACTCAGAAGGACGGAACGATCATCCAGCCTTACCCGCTCGATATCATCGAGTGCGAGTGCGTCTTGGCATCGTGGACGCTGCTCATGGCGAACGGGTACAACCCACCAGCCTCGGGCACTGATACGAACATCATGCTCCGCTACAAGGAGTGGAAGGACTACCTCGTTTCGGTCTCGAAGGGTGAGTTAATCCCCAAGATCGTAACCGATTCGTCCGATGACGGAGATGCGCCGGGAGCTACTGGTCCAACCGTAATCACTGCTACCACGCGCGGGTATTCCGATCGCGGCATTGGTGGCACATTTCCACGGCCGCAGGCTGGCCCGTTCAGTGACGACTGATGGCCGGCGCCGTCAAAATGACCGCGCGCCTTGACGTCAACTCTGACGTTCTGCGCCGTGCACGGGAACTGCTACGCGGAGCACCTGAGCGCGTGAGTGCACACCGCGCCCATGTTGGCATCAACGAACAGGACGGCGGCGAAACAAAGAACGACTACTACGGAAAGCCAACCGGTCTAACGGTCGCCGAGGTTGCCAGGATTCACGAGTTCAACGGCCGTTCCTGGCTGCGTACGTGGTTCGACCAAAACCTCGAGAAGCTCAAGCGCGAAATGACCGACGCCATGCGCCTCGAGTACCAGGGCGACAATGACGCGGTTGGACGCCAGGCGATGCTTTGGGCGGTCGAACTCAAGCACTGGATTCAATCCCAGGAAGGCAACCTGGCGGCGCTGTCTCCGTCCACGGTCAAGGCGAAGCAGGAAGCCGGCCTGCGGTTCCCTGACGTTCCGTTGCTGGCGACTGGGCAACTGGTCGAGTCCATCAAGGCGATGCTCGACGGAGCGGCAGCATGAACGCCCTGGTAAAGCGAAACGCCATGCGGGCCGTGGTCTCTGTGATCACAGGCATCCCGCTGACGAGCGTCGTATGGCGCGGGACGCTCGCCGAGCGATCCGTTGTCATCGGTACGCGCGCGGTCCTCTACACGAACAGCAAGGTAACCGCTGGTGTTGATGAGACGCGATACGAGGCACCCGCACGCCTGACTGACCCGCAGGTAGCCACGCGCACCGGTCAGCGGAAGTTTACGTGGTCGATCTTGATCGAGACGCAACAACTTACCGCGCCGTCCGACGACTCCACCGACATGATGGACGCGATCCGCCTGAAGCTGCAAAGCCCGTCCATTCTCGCAATCTTGAATGCGGCGGATCTTGCGGTATCTAGCTTCGCCGGAACGTCTAACACTGAGTTCCTGTCCGGCGGTCGCACCGTCTCTCAGACGACCATGGACGTTTACATGCTCTCGGTCGACAACGCGACCGATGAGTTTATCGGATCTGGCGATTGGATCGGCGAAGTCATCGCAGACGGGGACACCGTCGATTCACCCGCTGGCGTTCCCGTTTCTCCACAACCGCATATCGATGCTGACGCGAGGGATATTTAATGGGCGCTCTTGACTCGATCGTCACGGTCTCGATCGCCGCTACATCGGCACAGCCGACGCGCGGAAACTTCGGGACTCCGCTGTTTCTTCAGTACCACACGCACAACACGGACCTTGTGCGGACGTATACCGCGCTGACCGACCTGACGTCGGACGGGTTCACGGTTAACGATCCGGCTTACCTGTGGGCGACCACGGTGCTTAGCCAAGATCCGCACCCGCCGACGTTCAAGATCGGACGCGGTACCTCGGCGGTGACCTATGGGTTTACGTTTACGGTCACCGACACCACGAAGGACCACAACGTTGGACTGTCGCTGACGAACACGTCAGGTACGCTGACCAGCTACTACACCACGGTAACCAGCGGCGAGACCGCTACCAGCATCGCGGCGGCCATCTCGGCGCTGATCAGCGCGTCGAGCGGGATCACGGTGTCGGCAGCGACTGCGGTGGTTACTGCACACCTTAGCAGCGCCGGGGCGCTCTGGTACCCGTCTGGAATCTTCGGCGGGGACTACGCGGACAGTACGCCGACATCGTCTCCTGGGACTGACCTGGACGCGATCCGCCTCGTGGATGACGACTGGTATGGAACCACGGGCGCGATCGAGTCCGCGGCCGACATCACTGCGGTTGCCGTGTGGGTCGCTGCCAACCAGAAAACCCATTACTACACGTCGGCCGACACCGCTAACTTCACTTCGAACAGCGGCATCTTCGACACGCTCAGGGATGCCGGTTACAAGCGGTCATACGGTCAGTTCGGCGGAAATCCGCTCCAGTACGGAGCCAGCGGCCTTGAGGCGCTTGAGTTCACCTACCCGCCCGGGACGTACACCGATGCGTTCAAGGGGCTTCAGGGCGTCACGGTGGACGCTCTCACGCCGTCGCAGAAGACCGGGATCACCGCGAACAACGGTAACTATTACGTCAACATCGGGGGCGTAGACGCCACGTTCGACGGGCGCAGTGCTCAGGGCCAGTTCATGGACCTGACCCGGTTCTTGGATGCGCTCAAGAACGACATCCAGATCCGCGTGTTCACGCTGATCGCGAACTCGCCGAAGGTGCCTTACGACTCGATCGGGATCGCAGCGATTGGCGGCGAGATCCGCGCGTCGCTGTCCTCGTTCGTTCGCATTGGCGCACTCTCGAATGACCCAGGGTTCCAGCCTCAGGTCGCACTTCCGAACATCGCCGATATCAGCACTTCCGATAAGCAGGCTCGCACGCTTACCGGTGTGAAGTTTAGCTGCACCTACACCAACGCGATTCACTCGGTGTCCATCCAGGGCACGGTGAGCCTGTAAGTGGGACGACCGGAAATGAGTCTCTCCGCGAGGCTTGAGGCGCACTCGACGCCTGAGCCAAACACGGGGTGCGTGTTGTGGTTCGGCGGCGGTGCGCCGAATGGATACGGACACATCGGGATCAAGAAAAAGACTCGTCTTGCGCATCGTGTCTCATACGAACTAGCGCGTGGTCCGATTCCGCACGGTCTCCAACTCGACCACCTGTGCCGAGTCAGATGCTGCATCAACCCGGATCACCTAGAGCCGGTGACGCCCAGAGAGAACGTTCGCAGAGGCGACATGCTCAAGGTCATGCGCGCCCGAAAAGGCTGGTATGGCGTCGGCCGCCGCGTGGCCCACTGCAAACACGGACACGACTATGCGGTTCATGGCGTGGCGCGTCCGAATGGCGGGAAGCGCTACTGCGCAGAGTGCAATCGCATTCGCGCAAGAAACAATTACCAGCCGAAGGGTAGGTGCTAAATGGCCGGAAGCGCTAAGTTTTATGACCCCGATCTCGTAGCGATATATTTCAACGGCGCGATCGTGCAGGGATACGCGGACGGGGAGTTTATCACCGTCGCACAGGTCTCCAACGGCTTTGACGACGTGGTTGGAACTGACGGCGAGGTCGCTCGGTCTAAGTCGAATGACCGCCGCGTCGAGGTGACGATCAAGCTCCTTCAGACGTCGAGCACTAACGCGGCGTTTTCTGTCATCCATAACCTGGACCTGAATGCGCCCAACGGTGCCGGCGTGGGTACGTTCCTCATGCAGGACCTTCAGGGCGGGACGATCGTCCATGGAGACCAAGCATGGATCGTCAAGTACCCGGATGACAGCATGGATCGCACCGCGAAATCGCGTGAATGGGTCCTGCGAATCGCGAACGCTGACCGCGCGGAAACTGGCAACTGATGGGTATCGAGGAGCGCCAGCAACAGCGTGAGATCGACGGTGTCGTCTACATCGTCAACCCGTTGCCGTTCGGCATCGGCAAGACCGCGCTATTGCGGTTCACGAAGGTGGCGGCTCCTGTCCTGTCCTCGGCAATTGAGGGCGGCGCAAAGGCCATTGCTGCGATTGCTAGCGGTCTGAACGAAGACGACCTGACCTACTTCGCTAAGACGTTCGGGAACGCTTCGTGGTTCGTCAAGGACGGCAAGAACGTGCCGCTGGTCTACGCGAACCAAGACGCCCACTTCGAAGCTCGATACATGGCCTTTTTCGAATGGCTGGCGTTCTGCGTTGAGGTGAGATTCGGCCCTTTCTTCGAAGGTCTAATGAGTCGCG